CCTAATGCCAATACAGGCTTAGAATAACTCGGAGCAGAAACTGTCATAGATGCCATATCTGATACGGAGACAAATGGTTTGATTATATCAGAAACGCTTACATCTGAGTAAGTAAAATTTGGAGCAGTGGGAGCAGTAGGCGCATTAGAAGTTATTGTAAGCGCACCTAAAGTACTGGGTATCGCTACTCGCTCTGCGGATATTAAACTCATTATAAAATTGCAGGTAGCCCCAAGGGTAACTGCATATTCTGCATTATCTGGAAAACTAGGTATTCCAGTACCATCATAGGCTACAGTCGGATAAGCAAAAGCAATTATCTGCCCTTTGTGATTGCTAGTAGGGTCAGGTTTAATAACAATAGTTTTCCCTTTATAATAATGAAAGGGGCTACGTTCTGTAGCTTTAAAAAGACTTCCATTCGAGGCAATTTGCACAGCCAGACCAAATGGCACTTCATTAGAAACTCTTCCGTTTCTTGCTACATATATAACACGTTTATTTTCAGCGTCATAGCCTTCACCATCAGCTGTCGTTTCGTCAATAGTAGCATTATGAATAAACGCTTCCTTTGGAAGTATATCTGTTACTGCCCTCGCAGAGGCAGTTAAAAAGTCAGACAAGGCGGCGGTATCTGAAACAGTTACCCCCGCCAAGTCTTCAACTTTGTCCTGAAAAGAACTCAATTAGGCAGTGACTTTCATCAGCTTATGAGATTCGATCAGGGTCATTCCAATACCTTCATCAGACATGTATTGATCTTTAACACCATCGTAGGCATTATCGGTCTTAACAGATGTTTGATATAAGGGCGCACGATATTGTGCGTGGAAAAGGTTCTCGTCAGAGACAATAACCATGTACCCATTTTGGGGGCCTCGCAACGCTGGAGTTGGAATCAGTTTAATGATACCATGAGGCGTTTCGAGAACACGATAATTGAAACCAAGAGAATCCCGCTTTGAGGAGTCGATATTGATATTCCAAGCGGATTTTCCGCCTAAATGCGTCGTACCGTCCATCTTTGACCAATAGGACATAGCACCAGCACCACAGAAAGCTAGTTTAACACCAGCTTCTGGAATGTACTGGAATACTTTTTCCATGTCGTCTACGAAATCCGCAAATTTATACGAAGCCGCAGAAACAGTGAATATGTTTTGATCGTCGCCAGAGGACTTACCGTATTTTTCAATAGCGGTTACAAGTCCCATGGTTGTACGTACTTTTTTACCGCCAGCATCAGTACGATGCGAATCGGTAAAAGTATCAGCATTATCAACATCAAGGTTAGTGCCAACAGCGGAAGAGCCAAATAGAAAGGCTTTTTCCTTCTGCATTTTGTGTTCCTGTGATTTTTGCAAGCGTAAGCGTGCAAGTTCGGAACTTTCTCCACGTAAAGCGGCGGCGTGTAAAGTACCAGTGATCTCAAGAGGAGTCTTGAAAATCTGAGAAGAATTGTAAACAACTCTTAGCTCGTCAGACCAAGCTTCTGGAGATACGGTGCCTTCACCATGGGCATTACCAACAACGATAAAAACATCATTATCTGCTACATCAATTGCGGCAGTTCCGATATTTTTAAATTTAATAGTTTTTACACCATCAACTGTGGTAATTAAAACGTGACCTTTTTTTGTAGCCTCTGTAGTATCCCAGACTTCACATTCGAGTCCAAGATAACTATCATCAGTTACAGAATTAAGTCCCACTATGCCATCGACATCTGTATCATCTGATTCAGTATCGCCTGCGCCTAGTGATGCGGGGTTTGAAGCCACAACCATTCTTTGTTTTACCCAAGGATTCCTATGTTCAAACATTTTGTACATAGGGTCGTCGATAGCTCTGGTTTCTCTATTTGAAATAACAGTCGTGAAAGGAGCTACATCAGTCCAAAGTTCTTTAACGACCTGAGGATCAATGTAGAAATTTCGGCGATCTGTATATAGGACACCAGATGCGGTTAGATTTTTAGCAGCCATCTTTTATTTCCTTGTTCTACTGTGAGATAGCAATCCTGCATTAAATAAGTCCTGATCGGACAATTGAGGCTCTGCCTGACCTGCCGTTACTGTAGTAGTACGAGGCACTTGCAAGCGTTCCCCCGCTTGTCTCATGTCAGTAGCCTTATTATTTGCTTGTTGCTGTCCCACGTTGGGAGCGTTTTGCATTTCATATATCTTCGCAAGAACATCAACGGTTACGTTGGCTGGGTCTTGCGCCCACTTAACAAAGTTAGACGCTTTACCTTCGTCCCACCCATAACCATTTTTTACATGGGTATAGGCTTGATTGACAATCATCTGTTCCTGCTGTTGAGCAACTTGAGCTTGTCTTTGCTCTTCTTGCTGTGCTTGCATGTTCATAAGAGTGTCAAAACGATTATCGTTGTATTCTTCCTTGGCGACACGATATTTAAATGAATCGCTCTCTGGATCGTTATATGCATCGACCTCATTAAAACTCGTTGGCTTTTGGGGCTGACTTAACGGAGCCGTCGGCTGAGGAGCTTCGGGGGTTCCGCCTTGCTTTTGATCGTTCACCATCCGTTGCACCAAATTCTGGTACATGACCAGTTCTTGGGAAACTTTTGACGCTTCGTTCTTTGCTAAGTCTGCCTGACTTTGCCAATAAGATAATCTATTGGGGTCTTCTTTGGCTAATTGAGAATCAGCAACCACTTCCTCTGTGGTTTGATCCTGTTCTTGGGTGATTGATATGGGGGTATCGGCAGGCGTTTCTGCTTGTGCATCTGCCTGTCCATCAGCCGTAATAGCTTCTACCATTACGTTTTCTGGGGTAAGAGGAACCTCGTTACCTTCGATTACGTTCATAGTCTCTGAACTATCATAATTGATACCTACATCAGCATCACTTGCTTCTTTTATGTATTGATCTGCCATTATTCCTCTAAGGGTATGATTTTACGGTTCGTAGCTTCTTGCTCGGCAACCGTTTCTCGGAGTTTCTTTACTTCATCACCAGCACGAGCTTTGAACACAGTTTCGGTAGCTTCTGCTTTTGATGAAGTCTTATCAAGATCGCTTTTAAATTTTTCTAATTCAACACGCTGTCGTGCGTGCGATAATTCTCTTTGCGAGGTTTGTAAGTCCCCGTCCAATTCTTTGACTTTTTCATTTAAGCCTTCGATTTGCTGTTGCATCTTTGACATCTGAGAGGCACGCTCAAGTACGCCTTCTATATCAGCAACATCAGTTTGCTTTAATACTTCTATTTGGTCGATAAGACCTTTTTCGTATAAAGACAGATAATATTCAAATCTTGCCCATCTATTTGATGGTAATGTGGAACCAGATACAACGATAACATCGTATCTGCCTACTGTAACGTCATTTAACTTGCCTAAGAAATCTCCACTAACTTCATTATATATAGGAACATTTATTGAAAGGTTCTTTTCTTTAGTGTTAGGCTGAAGGAGTCTAAGTACTTTCTGAGAGGTATATGTAGCCTGAATAAGTTCGACTACTACTTTTGCGACCATATTAAGACCGCCTTCAATATCATCTCTCTTAGACTTAATACGACGCTGGCCATACTCGTCTATGGCAATTGTTCCTTTATAAGTTTGCGGGACTGCGGTAGGGTCGCCTTGCATCATCGCATATAACCCTAAGATGCGCTCTATATCAGCACGTGCATCTGATTCGTTCTTGTACAGCTCATTTGGCAAAGGGACAGGAGATGCTATGATCGGCTGTCCCAACTCTGGATCGAATTCAATAACCGCAGTTCCCGCACGAGACCATTCTTCTTCCAAGATTGCTTTATTAACTGCGCCTCTTGGTACTAAAAGCTTTTGATTTGTAGATGATGAGGCATGCGCTACAATTAATGATCGAATCTTATTGATATACTCTTGCAACCCTTTTACAAGGCGTACATCAGAAAGAGGATATGGATTGCGGTTATGTCTATTCATAAATGTAATAATCGGGAAGTATGAAATCGGGATCATAGCTTCAAATAGCATCTTTCCGCCGACTGTAACAATTTGGTAGATACGGTTTATTGAGATAGCATTGGCTACAATTGCTCCTTCTTCAATTAAATCGCCAATAGTGATAGGACGCAATCGTACTTCAGAATCTGGGATAGACCCTTCGTGCGCTTCTCCACTCATTAGATATGGTTCTCCTGTCATTGGAGACATCATTTGATGAAAGACTTCTCCGTATTCTTCATATAGAGCCATTTGCTGACCAACGTCCTCTGGACTGGTTACAACTTGCTCCTTACCTTGAATGGTTACTATAAATGCGGGTTGTGATTTATATTTCTCTAAATCATCATCGTCTAAAATTTTCTCTGTATTAGAATTAGGATCGTAAGTGCGAGTATAAGGAACCTTTATCTTAGTATATCTTTCGATTACTTCGAGATAGCGTTCATCTTTACTTGAGGTTCTGAATCCCGCAAGATCAGTTTGAGTGATAACTTGGTCTTCCAGTCCGTGTCTGGATGCTGTATCACTAGGTGCAATAGTAGTTTCTACTGCTTGACTTATAATTTCTTCATATTGGGGATACTGAGACTTGAGTTGTGTCTCTGCATGTATTTTACTGACAAGGATATGAGATGAGTCGTCAACATATGGACTCTGAGAGTTAGGATCGATGTATACATTAATGGGGTCAACGGCTTGTAGCCTTATTTCCCCCTTGCCGAAATCGTCGTTTGGGTCATAGTAAACCATCATACATCCCATACCCTTGACATAATAATCATCAATCACACGTTTCAGTTCGAGATTGCCGTCAGAATAATCCCAAATCCACGCCATGATATCAGAAAAGATACGCCCCGTCTTCACATCTGAGTCTTCACGACCCGTAGACTGAAACCGAGGCGCATTCGCAGTAAGCATCGCCTTAGCTTGCTCAACTGCTGGATGGATAACATTAACCACCAAGGGTTCTTGCGCACGAGAACGGAGCGTGTCAACTTGTTCTTTTTTCCACTGAATTCCATTACGGAACTCGTTATCTTCTATGGCTTGCCTTGCCCACTTGCTTCGTGCAGAAGAATATTCACGTAGTAAATCTTCGCTTTTTTGTACTTCAGAGTTTTTTGCCATTAAGCCTTGCTTTAAGTAATTTACCTAATTGACTGTATAGACGCAATTTACAGGCATAAGTTTCATGCTAACAACCAATCTCTTTGTTCTTCAAAGTAAAATTCCTCTGTGTGCTGAGGTTTTAGGTCTGCGGCGGTGTGAAATGGAATGTAATTTCCTTTCATCGCATAGAATAAGCCGTCTAAAAGGTCATCGTGCTTTCCACGGGGATATAATAATAATTCATTTTTTAGTTCTTCCATGTCTTTACGAATATAGACTTTACCCTGCGCAAAGTGTGGTTCTAATGTTTCCAATCTGGACGATTTGGAGTTCCTTGGGTTCTCTCTTATTTCCAGCCCCGCAATAAACAAACCTTCAATCTCTGCTTGATCCTTCAAATACTCTCGTAACATCTCCTGATACCCTACTGTTTCTATCCTAGTCTTAGCTGGTTTATACTTTTTGAACTGTGCTAAGATAGAATCAGCAAGTCGCATGGGCGTAGATCGCTTTCGGTAGTAGGGTAATACGTACTTGTTGTTCTTCGAGTCAACCGCAACGGAAACGACTGTAGAGTAGTCGGCGGTTTGTTTTGTAGAGGATGCAGGGTCTACGCCCATGAAAATATTTACGGGAACTAATTCGTTATCGTGCTTACCATCACGCTCCTTAAATCTAATATATGCATCCCCGTCATCATTAAATTCTAAACCACCATCATAATATCTAAAATATTCTTCCTTAAACAATTGATCTTCATCTCCAACTATCTCACATAGGTATTCCCGATAAAAAACAGAGATTCTATTGATAGACTCTAGTTCTTCCTTCTTCTGCTGGAGTTTCTTGATCGGTTGCCATGCTTCCCACAATGCAACTTGCTTACCCATATCTGGAGCAAAGTGCATATTCTCCCATCCCTTCATCTCTTTTAGAGTTTCCACCAAGCATCTTTGGTGCTGTGGTGTTCCTATTACAGCAATCTTACCCTTATTAGGGTCAAGGGACGGAACTGCCGATTGCAGTAACCACCTAAGATTCTGCTCCATAGCCTCGGATGTTTTGGTATTATTCTCATCTTCAGGGTCATCGACGACTATCAGGGTAGGACGTTGGTTCCCAACCTTGATTCCACGTAATTGCTGACCAGTCCCCTTACATACTATCATACTCCCATCTTTTAATTCCACTTCTGTCTTAGCCCAACTACGTGCTGAATTCATACCCCAATATCCAAAGATAGACCTGAATTGTGTAGAATAGTCCAATACGTCCTTTAAAGTACCCAGTAGTTTAATCGCATGGTCTTGCGTCCTCGATACTAATACTATCAGTTTCTTGCCCTCATCGAACATTAAATG